TTTCTATAATAAGTCTCATTTGATGTATCCTGGACACCAGATCTAAGGAATATTCTCCCCTGGAAAGATGATCCTGTGGCAATGCCAGTCCAATCTCTTTCATCAGGTCTGTTTGTTGAGGTTCCTAGTGGAGTTTGACCAACAGGAGGATCAACAAAGTTGAGGATGTTATCAACAATATTGTAATTTCCAACAACCTTGGTTACGAGAGCATCTGTTGAGTGTCCTGCAAGTGCAGTTCCCAACCACTGTCTCTGAACTGAAAGTACGTTTGTAGATCCAATACCAACACCAGACACCTTAACAATTTCATTTTCAATCTTAAGAAGGTCTCCACCGAAGATTGAGTTGATGCCAGTGCTTACTGTGATTCTATCATCACTTGATGTTGCAGTTCTATGCAGGTGTGTTGTGAGGGCAGTAGAAACAATTGGAGATTGAATGATATTATCAAGTGCCAGAATACCCTTAGAGTTCTGATTGGTTGATACAAATCTGTGAGATGTGCCAATACCAACACTTGTGAAGTCAAGCACCTCAGGTGTAGCCTTCAGTGCCTTCTCAGCGGTGGCTGCAAGTTTAATCTTATTGTCGTCAACCTTGACAGCGAAGACAGTTCCAGGAACTTTATCAGTTGTGCCAATACCAACAAATGAAGTTGATGCAATTCCAATTGCTTGAGTGCTTGCAGCTCCAGCATGAACATAAGTTAGTTGCTCACCCGTAACAAAGAAGTGATCTGGCAATCTAATTGTATTATCATCAACAACCACCTCATCAGAGTCATCTCCTTCAAAGTATCTCTCAAAGATTGGTCTTCCTCTATGCTTGAGTTCAAATGCTCTCTTAATGTCAGTATCGGTTCCCTCATATTGAGAGAATGAAGTATCAATGGTTCCGTTTGTGAAATCAACTTCAGATCTATCATCATCAGCATGTCTCAAAGCAACCATGAAGACTTTTGCTTGAGCCTGAACATTTGCTGGAGGTGTATACAGAACTTCAACGGTAGCGGCAACACCAACAGCAGCACCATTGACCCGTGTACCAATCGTACCAATACCAGAGTTGGTCTCAATGATTCCAAATTCAGTATCATAAGTGTCGCCAACACCATCATCAGAAATGTAATCATCAACAACCAACAACTCTGAAAGTGAATATTGATTATTAGTAATATCAGTCAATTGAACAATGAAGTGTGCAACATCATATTCATTTGCATAAGAACCAATTACGTTAGGAACAGGTGCAGTGGAAGATGCAATACTGGTATTTCTTCCTTCAATTCTTGCATGATTTAAATCAAGTGTTCCAATACCAGTGGTGTCACTATTGCCTACTCCAATCACCATGGCATTTATAACACCCGTTGTTCCAACACCTACATCAGATCCAGGAATATAATCAACATTCAATGAAGAACCTGAAATGTATGCATGATAAGTTCCATATCCGATGTAAGCACTTGCTCCAAGATCAGTTGTAAGTTCACCATATTGAAGAACTGAAACATTAGTTCCATCGTGAACTATGTTTATGTTGTCGTAAGCGAATTCATTTTTGTTAATATCTGGTGTAATCTCAACCATCAGTTTGATGGAACTGTAAGTACTAGCGATACTTACAACATTTGATGTAGATCCACTATTCAGAGCAACACTCTTAGTATCAATCAGAACTGGACCAATACCAGTAGTACCAACTCCAAGTAGGTTATCATCAAGGTTATAGGAGAGTGTTGTAATGTCATAATTATTGACTGCTGATTTGGTTGGGAAGAACTGGAGTTGACCCTGGCCACCAGAGATAGTGAAGTCAAAAGATCCTTGATCGTATGTTGTCTCAACACGACCATATTGGTTCATATATCCAAATGAACTATCATGCACAAGATCAACGATCATCAATTGTCTTTGACCAACAAATCTTCTGTCCTTGACATAAGTGATATATTTTTGAGCTCTGACATCATCAAGGTCAAAAGTATTCGCAACGCTAAATGCAGTTGGTCTGGGGTTGCTGTTAAATTCACTTGCGACATTATCGATTGACAGAACTCTATTACCAACTGATTCAAAGAAATCAGTAAGAACTTTACTGGAGAAGGTAATTTGATCTGATACAATCTGAGTCTGTGACTTAGAATTTTCTTTTACAAGATCGAAATCATTAACACAATTAAGATCAATAAAAGTCTCTAATTGGTATACAGCATCTACTGATGTAAGGTTAGTTGATACCCCAACAACCAAAGCATTTTCACTACCAGATGGAAGTTTTGATTCCATTTGATAATCCGAGAATTTTCTAAATCCAAGTGTATGGTTTAAGGAACCAACAGCATCTTCCCAGGTATCATAATCTACCCTTGATCTTAAAGAATATGAGAAGTTTTGATAATAGAAACTATCTTGTACTCTCTGGAGATTGTCATTAAGATAACCTGAGTTTGTCTGCCATCCTTTAGAAACTTTAGAAAGAGTATCTGTGTTTAAAGATGAGTCAAAATAAGTTACAGAAGATGCAACTCCATGAGCGTTTGATGATTGTCCAACAATAAGATCGTTAGTTGAGAAATCATCGATTGATGAAATACTAAGGAGATTTACCCTTGGATCCCAACTTTGAACAACACCCGACTTCGTGCCAGATTTTACAGTCTCACCTTTATTATATTGGTTTGGTTTTAATGTAGAAACAAAAATGGGGAAGAATTTCTCTGGGATGATTCTACCGATAGAATTAGCAGAATCAAAATCTCCAACAATTTCTCCACTCTTAACCATACCAGAGATATTAAATGATACGCTACCAATTCCACCTCTATTTTCTGTGACAGACTTAATGACAAATAAGTCATATCCATAACTCTCAGAATTAAATCCCTTTCCAGTTGAACCAACTCCAACGCTGGTTCCTTCCACCATCACTTTGTCTCCAACAGATATTGGGAAGGAATCTGCAGTGCTGAAACCAACAGCCATGGTGACTGTGACATCCTCTGTGGATGTGTTATAAACAATTGTGCTGATACCTACGCCATTTGAATTTTCAATAGGAAGAATTCTTGGCTCAGTGTTATTAATTCCAAAAGTATTTTTGAGGATAGAAACTTGGTTATCTCCGAGTTTGTATCGAATGTCAACATCAGTCAATCTCTCATTAGTTTTGCCATCAAATACTACAAGTCTAGGTGCCTTGACATATCCTCTTCCTACTGAGGTAATGGCAACAGATTCAAATCCAGTTTGAGAATTAATCTCAACAATCTGTGGAAGAGCGGTGGTTGGTCTTACAGTTTTGTCAACCTGGAAATTAAATCCGATATCCTCAATTCTTACTTTTTTGACAGATCCAATGTTAGTGGATGCCGTGGTGAGAATCGCTCCGGTTCCAATACCAGAGGTAACAGTAGAGAACCCTGGTAAGGAATAATAATTTTTACCTACATTTTCGATGGAAACTTTTGAGATTGGACCAACAGTATGTGTACAATCAGTTTCGTATGAAAGATTTGATGTAGAGCTGATGTAAGAACTCTTTTCGGGTGTTACTGGAATTGTATATGTGAAAGAATTTGTAGTAGCACTCCCGATTGGGAACGTTCCGCTGTAAGCACTAAACTCTACATCAATTTGATTATTGAGGTTTACTTCGTTATCATTAATAATTTGAGACTTCTCAACTGGTACATCACTTTCGTAAACCGGATCCAATTTGTAGAATATTTCATTTGGGGTATCTTTTGTAATTGTAAGAGTAACTTTTGCATCAGTTGTGATACCGACAGTGCCAGTTCTTACAACATTAAATACTGAACTTTCATCGTTCTTATCATAGAGTTGAGTGAAAGTTTTATCTCTATAGAAATTCAGTGCAAACGCAGCATATGATGATGCTTGCTTAGTATAAGCGAGTGAACTATCCGATACATTAAATTCTACAGTTGAATCTCTGTATACTTTAAGTGGAGGATTAATTGGCGAAATAGTGCCTGACGAGGCACTTGTAATTCCAACAACGCTTGGTTTCTGACGAGTTGTCTCATAATGAGTATCAGTCAGTTTAAAATTATCTTTGTCAATTTCATAAACATAATAGATCTTATTGTCCTCAAGTCCCTCAGCAGGAGATGTGGCAGTATGGATAACTTTTTGACCATTTGTAAATCCATGATCTACAATGGTAAACGTGTTTGTGGAAGAGCTAATACCAGATGCTGTGAACGACTTTGGATCTATAATTACTCTTCTGTTGAAATCATTATATGAAACACTAAATGAAGTTGTTAAAGATGGATTTACGTCCATGAATACAACGTGTCTTCCCTGTATTCCATGAGTCGCTGCTAAAGATACAGTTACCTCGTTACGGGAAATATCACCAGTGATTACAGAGTGGTTAGTCTTCAGACTATGATAAACACCTGTTCCAATTCCACTAAAGAACAGAGTCCTTGAATCTTTAACAGTGCTTGCAATTCCAACAAATACACCAGTGGTTCCAAGACCTACTTTGACAGTTGACAGACCGATTAAATCATCACTGATTCTTGCCACAAATAATTGTTGCTGATCAGTTAGAGTTGTTCCTGCACCAGCACCGGTATACGATATAATTCCATCACCATTTCCAGGAGAATATGTTACTACATCACCAGTTCTTAGATTATGCTGTGGAATGTAAAGTGATTTAGTCTGAATAAAGATTTGAGTGATTCCTGCTCCAGGGTTTGAGAAGAATATTGTTGAACCGATTCCTACGCCCTCAGCAGTTCCAAGTCCAACTGTTTCTGAAGGATCGAAGTAAATTTGTCTATTTACCCGATAATCATAATCAGTATTAAACCCAGTGTTTACTGTAAGTTTTTTGGGGAATTCATATATTTTTGTTGATACAGTATGAGCGGCACTCACTGTACCATCGACCGCTCTAATAACTCTAATACGTGATAATTTTCTATCAATGTTAAGAACTTGAACTTTCTCTGTACCTATACCAAGAATATCATTCTCCCTTATTGCAGGATAACCAATATTTCCGGTCACCTTAAAGGTTGTTACGATACCTGTTACTCCAGCAGTCCCAAGACCAGATGATGTGGAACCCACTCCACTCAAAGTAAGAATATTTGATGAAATTCCTACAGTATAAGATCCCTCAATTTTTGATGATGTAGTTGACAAACCAGATATTGACAATACATCACTATTTCTAAAATTGTGAGGGTTGTTCGTAAATACCAAATATGTGCCATCAGTATCTGAAGGAACTATCTCTACATTCTGAATAGTGCTAGTAGCCACACTAACACTATTGATTGGTCTTCCCTTAAGACGTTCAACCCTTGCAATAGCACCATCTCCTTGAGTCAAACTATTATCAAATACAATCTCTTCACCAACTTTATAATTGTCTCCACCTGTTGAGATACCAATGCTTCCAAGAGTTCCTGGAGAAGATGATGTGATGTGAACTTTTTGATTTAGATTATTTGGAAGTGGTAGATATGTATAGTTTAAATCACCATCAATTAAATTATATGGATCTGTATTTCTTAAATAATCAGTTGCATTTAGATCATAACGATCTTGGTTTGATGATGCGTCAAAATTAAATTTATTGGGGATGGCTTTGTAGTTTTCACCAATTAAGTATGGGAACGCTGGTCTCTTAAAGTTTAGGAAAGGACCAGATGAATCAACCGTAAGTGTATTGATAGTTGCAAAATATGCATAGGTCCCCTCTGGGAATTCTGGTGTTATACAGAATCTTCCATTGTTCTCATCGAGTACGGTTTCGTCAGAAAGATCGTAATGAGTGTAATCTTCAACAAAGAATCCTTCGGGGAAAATACTCTCAGGTGGTCTATTAGATTTGAGATTAATTTTATAACCAGACTTCATCTGTGATACGACACCACCAGATTTTGTTAGATATCCATATGGACCATAAATTGGGTATCCGTCATATGACCAACCAATGATTGGTGAGTGATCAGTGGATGATGTCTCAACATTGTTTGCAATTTTAAGATCGGCGTTTCCATAAAGAACCTTGCCAGTTTGGTCCACTGATGTCAGAGCTTTTCTAAGACTCCTGGGTGCATATAATGATGAATATTGAAGACCATAATCACTGTTGGCACCTATCGTTATAAATCCATCATCATTCTTAAATGACTCAAAATTCTTCTCAAAATTGTTGACTCTCCAATTTTGGATTGATGGTGCAAATTCTACACCTGACCCAGGGAAAGTAACTGATACTGTTGTTTCACTCTGAGTGTAATCTGCACCAGACTTGACAATTTTGATTGATGAAATTTCACCACTAGAGTTGATTTCTGATGTAAGAACAGCTCCAATTCCATCTCCATCAACTCCAATTTCTGGTGGAGTATTATAATTCTTACCTGCGTTCGCAATTATAACATCTACTATTTTTCCATCATTTACTACTGGATAAAGTTGTGCTTCAGAACCGGATACCAGACTTACGAGTGGATTTCTTACAAAGTTGATGATTTCTGAAGAACCATATCCTACACCCTGATTCGACAGATGGACAGACGTGATTTCGCCTCTGAATACTGGTTGTACTTCTGCTTCAAAAGTTTCAGTGCCAACAGAACTAATACCGACTTTACCAGTAACACTAACAGAAATGTCTTGATAGTTGAATGAATGAGTGCCTGATCCGGTGGTTGTAAAATTAATAAACTGATCTGTGTTGTAATAAAATTCTTTTGCAACCGAACCTGATCCTATTTCTGAGAGTTGGAAATTATTGTTATCAATTTTTGATACGTAATATTCTGTCCCACTAGTTAATCCACCAATAGCAGTATCTTCTGCAGTATACTTAACAATTTCGCCAGACTCATAGTCATGGTTTGCAATAGTAATAATATTAAGTGAAGTGCTTATGCCAGAAGACGCAGCAGTTCTACGCTTGTTTTGATAACCATCACCAGAATCAGTTACTGTAATATTTTCAATTGACAGTTTTTGATTATAGGACCTTATTTTGTGCTTACCTAGTCCAAAGGAAGTAAATGATATGGTATTAATACCAGATATTGCATCACTCTCTGTATTATGAAGTGTAAATGATGTTGAACTCACCTCTGATACAAAGTAAGAACTATTAGTAGTGATTCCTCCAATAGCCCTTTGACCATCGGGGTTGTACACAATTCTCTCTGCGTTTCTAAACTTGTGATAAGTTCCTAATCCAATTACTGACGTAGAGAGAGTTACTTCTCCACCCTCTGCTTGAGAATTAAATGAGACCTCATGATATGACTGTCTCATGTTTGCAAATGCTTTTGCACCTGATCCATTACCACCAGTAATGGTTATAACTGGTGTGGTTTCATAGTCAAACCCAGGATCAACAATTTTAATCTCTTCAAGGATTCCATTGACTGCAACATAACCTGTTGCGCCAGTGCCAACAGAGTCTGAAATATTCAGAAGAGGAGGAGTGACAACATCATATCCACTTCCTGGCGAAACTACTTCAATTTCATTTAATTTACCATATTTAATTAAATCATTAGACTTATAGTTTTTGATCTCAACCCCATTGACTAATACTCCAGTAAAACCTGGTTCAGTGGGATGAAGATTTCCATCTTCAGTAGGGAGTTTAATCTCTCTTAAAAGTTTCTGTGACTCTAATGTTTTGCCTCTAAAATCATATGGTTTAATTTTATTATTGGTAACTTCAGTGCTAGTAACGGAAACGAACGTAGAATTAAAAATATCAGTTCTGCTCTTTGCAAGTTGTATTGTTGTCGAACTGACTCTTTTTACAAAATAAAGTCCCTCCGCAAACAAAGAACTCTTAACGACACTTCTTTCATCTACTTCTCCACTTTCACTAATGAAACTCTCTGTTGATATCTCTGGGATATAGTAAACGGCATCGCCAGTATAAAATCCATGATCATCAGTTGTTGTAATTGCAAACTCTGTCCCGGAGAAAGCACCTGAGAAAGTAATGGTTCTATCCGTTGTATCAATCGGTTGTGCATTATAAAAGGGGATTGATGGTGAGGCAACCATCATACTTTCAGATCTACCTCTTGAGTTACCTTCTTTGAGGTAGACGTTCTGAACGTTTGCATTTATGTCTATAACAGACGTAAATTCATTAGAAGCAGCTCTAGTTAATTTCCTTTGAAGAGAATATGTATCTGTAAGAATAAGTCTCCCTTGACCTCTGACTCTAATTTCTGTCGGAGACTGAATATCGATAATGGATCCGGTCTTTTCTGCATTATCACCACCAGTAATTCCAAAAATATCTCCAACTCTTAAGTAGTGTTCTTTTGAGAGTTTGATTGAGTAAGTTTGATCAGATTCGTCAATAAGTTCAACCGACTGAACTTGATATGTTGGAGAGACATTATACACCCAATTTTTGGATGCATAATTTGTAGATTTAGAACCTAAAGATTTAATGATAATATCATCTTCTTTAGAAAGATATTTTGTTCCAGCATCAACAGTAAGATTACTAAGAACAGAGTTAATTCTTACCTGAATTTCTTCATTTGGATTTGAAAAAGAAAATCCATACGCATATGTATTGATTCCAACGCTTGATGTGTCAACTATTCTTTTGTTTATATTTGAACAACCAAAGAACTGCGTCAGAGACTTTGAGGTAAAAGACACCACCCCTGTGGTGTTATCAAAGTAGTTTACGTACAGTTCACCACCTGTAGGGAACCCAACAGTAGAGTCAACATCAAATACCGTTGCTCCTGCTGCAACTTGACCAATGACTTGAGTTTTAGGATGAACTGAAAATTCTCCGTATAAAGCACCATCAACACCAATATCTCTCGAATAACCAGAGTCGATACTTAACTTATAGAATGTATTAGATGTTCCTACATTAACAGTCTCAACTGACGTTATTGGAGCATACGCTCTCGTAAATAGGTCCTTATAGGTATTCTGGTTCAGAACCGAATCTAAGAGGTCTGTAGGGTCTCCTGTGACTGCCTCAACGACCAAATCGTTAGTTACTCTATAGTCAGCGTTTGAGGGCGTGAAAAGAAAATCCCTTGGTTTAACAATTTTTACGTCTTCATTATATAAGGCTTTGAAAATGATTTCAAACGATCTATCAGTTCCTTTGCTCGAATAGAAATCTTTTGATTGTTTAATAAATGTGTTTTGATTAAGTCCAGGGGATAATTCAGCTTTTGCAAGTCCTGGAGTAATTTGTGTTTTTAATTTTGAAAGAAACTCATTAAGAAAAAGAACACTAAGATTTTCAATGGTGGCACCAGATTCGTGTTTTGATCTATCAGTTTCTGAAAAGACAAGTTGTTGAGGATTATTTTCTGTTTTATAAGAAGAAATTCCACTAAACCCTCTTATACAACCAGTAAATGAATTTGATGTCTTTTCAGTATATGTTATAATTTCATCATCAATTTTTATAATTCCATACTTATCTGGAAAACCAATCGTACCTGTTGGAGACTTTGTTAAATCAACAGAGATGGTGGTTCCATAAGTTGTTAAGTTTTCACCAAGGATGACAGAAGAAACTAAATTAGTGTTTTCATTTAATTTAATATATTGATCTATATTTTGAATCAGATCAATAGGAGCACCTTGATACTCCTGGGAAATATAATATTGCTTTAAAAAATCTACTAAGAGAGGATATCCTTCCCTAACATACGCAGGGACTTGGTTTTGAACTACGTTGCTGAAGAGTACTCTTTGTTCTGCCATTTTATGATGTTACTTCTTAGTAGGAATATGAACCGCCTGAGGATGAGGAACCACCAGATGAACCAGATGATGTTCCACTCGCTGCGGATGGAGTTGTTGATGTAGTAGTCGTGGTAGTAGTTGTAGATGTGGATGCAGTTGAACCAGTACGTGTTGTAGCAGTTGCAGATACGTTTGATACGTTAACAACTCTTTGACCACTAGTAGTTGCAATATCACCTGTTACACGAACAAGAGCACCGTTAGCATAAGAAGAGGATGTAATATAGTTCGATGCTGATGGATCAAGTCCAGAAGCAATATTATCAACAACCATCTCAAAATTACTATTACTAATATCTAGTTGCAAATAAAGATCCTGTAATCCGACAACATCATTTGAGTGCGGTACAGCAGACAACTCAATTATTGGTTGTCCATCTTTAATTTTTCCTGCCAGTATGTTGATAGGGTTAATAGTGACAATTCCCTTTCGATAATTTATACTTCCAACATTTCTTCTGACAATTGTTGGATTTGTTGAATTCACTGATGGAACTGTAAAAAGGAATAATGTACCATCTATTCGATTTGTATTAGGAACATCAGATATATAAACATTTTGATTTAAACCGGCAACTCTAAAAGCCGTCGATTTAATATTATATCCTGCCATATTTTTAATATGGAATTCGTTACCAAAACCGATCTGGTATTCTGTAAAGGTATTGAGAACAACTCTCAAATCCCTTCTCATTTCAACAGTTGTAATATTAGAAGTGACAGATTCGTGACTATCGTCTAAAATCTTTAGAAACTTACTATACTTGAATCTTGCACCATATCTATTTAACTCCGTTGATTCGGAGTACTTATTTGCATTTGATTGGGCGATTGATGATACAAATTCGGAACTTGGAGCAAGATTCGTATTGAAATAAATTTTTGAATTGACTTCAAGGTAAAGATACTTCAAATCAAGTATCTCTGGAACTATTCCTGCAACCGCAAATTTCTTTAATCTATTGCGAATATTTTCTTTTACCAAGTTTGGCAAGAAATCGCCAAATCTTGGTTTAATACTAATAAAAACTTTTCCATATTGTGGTGGAATTAACTCTTCTCCACCAAAAACAGAAATAGACTCTGTTTCGGGATAAATTTTTGATGGAATCAATGCTTCATAATCATCAGCGGTTAATGCTCTATTTTGTGTTGCATAAATGCGAGGAGCATACTTTTTAATCGATGCAACTGTTTCAATCGACTCTCCACCGGATGATACTAAACCAGTAGTTAGTAGAGAAATGCCAGATGTTACGTTAAATTCAACAGAATTTCTTGTATATGTTAATCTACCAGCAAATTTAAAGGTATTAACACCATTTCCACTATCACCTGATGATGTAATGTAATTTACTGTGATAAAATTACCTTCCTCCAAAGCTTTTCCAAAAATATTATCACCAAAAAGAAGTTCATATCTCTCATCTTCAATTTCTTGCAGATAATAGACCCTAGAGTCGGAGTCAACTGTAAAAAGACTATCTTGTAAAGAATATTTGACAGATTGCGTTGATTGTTCGTTCGCTTTGATCGAAACTGAAATTAATGCTGTATCTACACCAGCATTAGGGAGCGTAAATCTTTGAAACGGATTTCTTGCGCTAAAGGTAAAATTAGTGGAGAGCAAATTGCCTTCATAAACTTCAACATCGTTAAAAGTTGCTATACCATCGAATACAGGAACTGTAATATCATCTAAAATGGAAAAAACAAATGATTGATTACCAAATGTTCCTGATGTTGATGCAACCGGACCTTTTTTTAAAGTGATTGATACTGGAGGAGGGTTAATATTTGAGGTGTTTACCTGAAAACTGACTGTAGCTCTTGCTGATTTACGTGATCTTGGAACATATCCAATATTTCTTGCCAATGCCACTACATTTTCTCTTAAAGTAGCACTATCAATGAAAACCTCATTCGCAACCATGTTTGCGTTATATGAGGTAATATACGTATTATAAGCCAGCACATCAATGATCGTTGACAAGTTCGATCCTTCAAAGTCATAATCCGTAAAATTGGAATTTGACCTTAAATATTCTTTAAGTGTTGTTTTGACTTGATTAAAATCAAGGTTGGAAAAATTTGAGAGTGGCATTGTTACCTAGTCGGTTGCAAGACAAATTGTAATTCTTGTGCTGGCACATCAATACCAACGATTTCGTATATAATTTTCACGTTGTAAGCATAATCGTCAAAATTAGCTTTTGTTTCTACATCGATTAATCTTACTCTTGGTTCAAATCTGTTTATTGATACTTTAATTTCATCCTCAATCAGATTAGCAGAAATAGAATCAATATTCTCAAAAAGCGAGCGAGATACGTTTGATCCAAAATCTTCATTAAAAAACTTCTCACCAGGGAGGGTAAAGACAATATTTCGTATAGAACGAGATATTGCAGTCTCATTTTTTATTGCGATCAAGTCACTATTCAGAGGATTGCTCTGAAAACTAGCACTCAGATCCTTAAAACCTTGACTTACCCTCTCTAAAG